TTAATCCCTATATAAATAATAGTGATAGATGCTTTTAGGTCTATCACATTAATCTTGCTTAATAAAGGAGATAACAATATGACAAATTTAAGCACTTTTAGAAACGCACTTCAAGCGTTTGACGTAAATCACTTAACACCTTATGCAGTTGGATTTGATCGACAATTTGATAGATTGTGGGATTATGCAAATCATCAAGCAGAATCAACTGGCTTTCCACCTTATAATATTGTGAAAGATGGTGACTACAACTTTACTATTGAAATGGCTTTGGCAGGATATGGTAAAGATGATATTGAGGTAGAAGTCGCAGAAGGCGTTTTATCAATTAAATCTATTAAAGAATCAAAAGATGAAGATGATAAACTTTATCGTGGTATTGCAACAAGAAACTTTACAAGAAAATTTACTCTTGCAGATGATATTGTTGTAAAGGGTGGTTCATTAAAAGATGGTATGCTTTCTATTCAATTAGAAAGAGTAATACCAGAGGAAAAGAAACCTCGTTTAATTGATATCAAGTAATTGTTATCTGAAAGTGCCTCTTGACAGAGGCACTTTTTTATGTTATAGTATGTGAAAATGGAGAGATTTATATTATGAAAAAACCACAATATCGTTATAATGAAGAACAAATACTTAACGAATTAAAGTCGTATGTAGATAAAACATATGACGCACATTATTCTCACAATAAATTCCAAGCATCAGAATTTATCATGGACAGCGGCCATGGCGAGGGTTTTTGTATCGGAAATGTGATGAAATACGCACAACGATATGGAAAAAAACAAGGACGAAATAGAAATGACTTGTTTAAAATAGTACATTATGGTATAATGGCAATCTATAATCATGACAAATATAAGGAGTGAACATGAATCTTAGTAATGATACAAAAGAAGTTTTAAAGAACTTCTCCTCTATTAATCAAAATTTAATGGTTAATAGTGGTAATGTGATTGGAACTATGTCTGCAATGAAAAACATTGTTGCAAAAGCAACGATACCAGACACATTTCAAAATGAATTTGCGATATATGATTTGAATGAATTTTTATCTGCACTTTCTTTATTTAAAAAACCATCACTTAACTTTTCTGAAAAAAGTGTAAAGTTAGATGAAGAGGGTGGTGGAAGTTCTCTTAACTATTTCTTTAGTGATCCATCTATTGTTACATCACCAAAGACAGATATAACTATGCCTTCTGTAGATGTTGAGTTTACATTTACACAAGATACTTTTAATCAAATTATGAAAGCATCAGCTGTTCTTGGTACACCAGATGTTGAAGTAAAAGGAACTGTCGGTGGTGATATTAATCTTGTCGTAACAGATCGAAAGAATGATACATCAAATGATTTTAGTATGAAAGTTGGTGAAAACTCATCAAGCACATTTTCACATTTCTTTAAAGTTGAAAACCTAAAACTTTTAAATGGTGACTACAAAGTACAAGTTTCAAACAAAGGAATATCACACTTCAAAAACGTATCAAAGGATATTGAATATTTTATTGCCCTTGAGGCTTCCTAATGCTTAGTAAATTTCCAGTTATACTATTGTTAGTTGCAATTATTGTATTGACATTAGTAACTGTTACTGTTAGTTTATCATAAGTCTTAGGAGTATATATAATGAATGATGTGATTTTGTGGGTGGAGAAATATCGTCCATCCAAAATAAGTGATTGTATTCTTACAGATGATCTCAAAACAACTTTTCAAACATTTGTAAATGAGAGTCATGTTCCAAACTTGTTGTTATCTGGTGGGCCTGGTGTAGGTAAAACAACAATTGCAAAAGCAATGTTGAAAGAACTAGATGCAACTTACATGATGATAAATGGTTCTGAAGAGTCTGGTATTGATGTTCTAAGGAATAAAATCAAAAACTTTGCCTCAACTGTTTCTATGGATGGTAAAAGAAAGTTCGTAATTCTAGATGAGGCCGACTATTTAAATCCACAATCAACTCAGCCTGCTTTGCGTGGGTTCATAGAAGAGTTTCATAAGAATTGTGGATTTATTCTTACTTGCAACTTTAAGAATCGTATTATAGAACCACTACACAGTAGATGTTCTGTGATTGAATTTCGTATTCCAAGTTCTCTTAAACCAACACTTGCTGGTGAGTTCTTCAAAAGAGTTCAAACTATTCTGACAGAAGAGAATGTTCAGTTTCAACCAAAGGCTGTTGCTGGTGTTGTAGAAAAATACTTTCCAGATTGGAGAAGAGTTTTAAATGAACTACAAAGATATTCTGCATCTGGAACAATTGATTCTGGTATTCTAGTAAATATATCAGAAACAAACATGAGAGATCTAGTATCTTTTCTAAAAGATAAAGATTTTAAATCCATACGTAAATGGGTTGCAAATAATCTGGATAATGATCCATCTAGAATGTATCGAAAAGTTTATGATACATTGTATGATGAAATTGATCCTAATACAGTTCCACATATGGTTCTTGCAGTTGCAGATTATTCTTACAAGTCAGCTTTTGTTGCAGACCAAGAGATTAATATGCTTGCGTTTATGATTGAAATAATGTCACAAGTGAGGTTTAAATGAGTAATGATGTAAAAGAAGTTGCACAGAAACAAGCAGAAGAAGCATATGTTGGATTTATTAAATTTAGTAAATATATAGCTTATGGAAGCATACTGTTTCTATTGATTGTTGCAAGATGTAATTTTGGAGCAGATGGTACTGGTGGTACAGGAAATCCAGATTTATATCCAGAATACTTGGAAAGAATGGGGATAGAACAATGAGAAGTAAAACTTCAATAAAGAATGGAAAAGCTGAGAAAATATTTGAATTACGTGGTAAAGGATATTCATATAGAGATATAGAATTAGAAATTGGTTGTAGTAAATCAATAATATCATATCATCTAGGAGAGGGTCAAAAATTGAAAACTAAAATAAGAACTCAAAAAAATTTACCAATTAGTAGACAATTAAAAGAGGATTTTATATATGAACTAAAATTAAATACACCTTGTAGTAGGTGTAATCAATTCGTAGACCCATCTGCACTAGATTTTCACCATAGAGATAGAAGAACAAAACGATTTTCTTTGAGTGAGGGTTTGCGTGGTAATTATAGTATATTATCATTACAAAAGGAGATTGATAAGTGTGATGCATTATGTTCTAATTGCCACAGAATAGTGGAGAGTGAAATAAATCAAGATTTTTATTTTACGAGAAGAAAAAAATGTATGAACTTAAAGAGTATCTAAAAAGTATTAATCAAACAAAGGAAAATCTGATGGATTCAGATGATCCTATGTGGGAAAAGAAGTATTCACCTTATATTATTAATAAGTGTATTGCACCATTTAATGATACAATTATGTTTGTGAATGAAATCAATATGCGTCATCACCTTGAAAATAAACTACAATATGATTTTTTACTAAATACTATTAGACCTAAAAATAGGTATGCGCCTTGGGTACGAGGCAGTAAAATAAAAGACTTGGAGTTTATAAAGGAATATTATGGTTATAGTAATGAAAAGGCTAAAGTTGCTCTTCAGATACTTAGTAATGACCAGATAAAAACTATCAAGGATAGTTTGAGTAAAGGTGGAAGAAAATGAACAATATTGAATGGCATCAAGATAAGATGCTAGAAGTAAAATTAAAAGAACCAGATGACTTTCTAAAGGTTCGTGAAACATTATCTAGGATTGGTGTTGCATCTCGTAAAGAGAGAAAACTATATCAATCATGTCATATACTTCACAAACAAGGTAGATATTTCATAGTGCATTTTAAAGAACTATTTGCACTTGATGGTAAAGGTACAAACATTTCAGAGAATGATGTATCCAGACGAAACTCTATCGCATCTCTTTTAAGTGATTGGGGTTTGGTTGAAATAATTGGTGATAGTGAACCAAAAGCACCATTGTCACAAATCAAAGTTATTTCTTTTAAAGAAAAACATGAATGGACATTGGAAACAAAGTATAATATCGGTAAGAAAAAACTAGATTAGGAGTCGTTATGAAATTCAGAGATAAGATGATTAAAGCCATGAAAGACCATGCAAAGGGTCATATAGCAAAACACGCTATGAATGTCGAAGTTTACTTTAGAAATGCAGCTGGAATTGGTGGTGAAGGAAACGCAGATGTTCTTGAAGAAATAGAAAAAGAACTTGATGTAGTTGCAAGATACCATGATCAAATAGAAATGTTGGATAAGTATTTTGTAGATGAAAAAGCACCACTAAATTTGTTTGAAGAACAACAAAATTTATTTGAAGAGATTGATTGACAAATACAATAAAAAGTGATACAACTATATTATGAAATTTTATACTCATGTTGCCCAGTGGGGTAATCATTTACTAGTTCGTGCAGTTGATAATGGTGTTCGTTCAAACTTTAAAGTAAAGTATGAACCCACACTATTTGTTCCTGTAACAAAAGAAACTAATTGGAAAACACTGGATAATCGTAATGTCAATCCAATGAAGTTTCTTACAATCAAAGAAGCAAAAGAGTTTGTACAACAATATGAAAGTCAACCACATTTAGTTTGTGGTATGACACAGTTCCCATATTCATACATATCTGAAACATATCCCAATCAAATACAATACGATACATCATTACTTAGAATTGTAACGATTGATATTGAGGTTGAATGTGAAAATGGTTTTCCAAATGCAGATAAAGCTGCTGAACCTATGTTGTCTATTACTGTCAAGAAACATGACACAGGTAAGATTATTGTTTGGGGTTTACATGAGTATCATAATGACAGAGAAGATGTAAAATATATTCGTTGTCAAAACGAAAGAGAACTTCTTATACAATTTCTAAATTGGTGGGAACATGACTATCCAGATATAATTACTGGTTGGAATACAGAGTTTTTTGATATTCCATATCTATGTAATCGTATCAATACTGTACTTGGTGAAGATGCAGTTCGTAAACTTTCGCCTTGGGGTATTGTGAGTTCCAGATTAGTCAATAGTGGATTTGGTAAGAAAGATCAAGTATATGATATAGTTGGTGTTGAGGAGTTAGATTATTTACAACTATATCGTAAGTTTACTTATTCTGCACAAGAGTCATATAGATTAGATCATATTGCATTTGTTGAACTAGGTGAACGTAAAGATGAAAACCCATACGAAACATTTCGTGATTGGTATACAAAAGATTATCAATCATTCTTAGATTATAATATTCAAGACGTTGAACTTGTAGATCGTATTGATGATAAGATGAAATTGATTGATCTTATATTGACTATGACTTATGAGGCTAAAGTTAATATGTCTGATTCATTTACATCTGTTAAGTATTGGGATATTCTTATATACAATCATCTACTTAAAAATAATATTGTTATACCACAGAAACCATCAACAAAGAATAAATCTGAAAAGTATGTTGGTGCATATGTGAAAGAGCCTCAAGTAGGACAACACAAATGGGTATTATCTTTTGACCTAAACAGTTTGTATCCACATCTAATCATGCAGTATAATATATCACCAGAAACATTGGTAGATAAAACTGTTGATCTAGGTAAAAATCCTATTGATGATTTAGTCAATAAGAAAACTGGTTTAGATTCTTTCAAGGGAACTAACTATGCATTGACACCAAATGGTGCAATGTTTAGAAAAGATAAACAAGGGTTTCTTGCAAAGATGATGCAAGATATGTATGATGATCGTACTATCTACAAGAAGAAAATGTTAGATGCAAAACAGAAGTATGAAGATACAAAAGATCCAAAGTATCTTAAAGACATATCTAGGTTTAATAATATTCAGATGGCTCGTAAGATTTCTCTAAACTCTGCTTATGGTGCGATTGGTAACGAATGGTTTAGATACTATGAACTTATGATTGCAGAAGGTATTACAACTTCTGGTCAGTTAAGTATTAGATGGATCGAAAGAAAATTAAACGAGTACATTAATAATGTTCTCAAAACAAAAGATAAAGATTATGTGATTGCATCAGATACAGATTCTGTTTATATCAGATTTGATGAGATCGTAAGTCATGTGTTCAAAGGATGTAGTGATACACAAAGAATTGTAAACTTTCTAGATAAGATTGCAAGTGAAAAGATAGAACCATTTATTGAAAAGTCCTATCAAGAACTTGCAGATTATGTAAATGCATATGACCAAAAGATGCAAATGAAAAGAGAAGTGATTGCAGATAAAGGTATCTGGACAGCAAAGAAGAGATATATTCTAAATGCATGGGATGTTGAGGGTGTTCGTTATCAAGAACCACAACTCAAAGTTATGGGGCAGGAAATGGTCAAGTCATCTACGCCTGCACCTTGTCGTGAGAAGATGAAAGATGCAGTTAAGATTATTATGAGTGGAACTGAAAAAGATGTAAACAATTTTATTCAAGA